AGTATTTATATAATATCATATTATCTTATAATAATAATTATAAATTGAAAAATAAGAATATTGTTTTATGGATATCATAGATATCATAGATATCATAGATATCATATAATATTTAATTAGAATAAGCGAGACCACCCATACCAGATAATATACGTAATACATTATAATTTACGGCATATATGTAGATATTTCCTGGTATGGATGAGGATAATGAAAGAACAGCGGTATCTATACGAGACATATTAAGAGTACCACTTGGTTGATGTTCTTCAGGTTTTAGAGCGAATGAATAAACATTTATGCCTTTATGGAAGTCATCTGGAGTATTTTCGTGATGTTGGTAAGGTTGGACTAAAGAAAAATATTCTCCTTTTCTTTGCGCAAAACGATCATTACCGTTAAGCATTATTTTAGCTTGCATTACTGGATTTGTTGAATTATAATAATCATTTAGAGTTGCTGCAGGAACGCCCGATAATGGAGTTGCAGTAGAAAAGTTATTCCAATATACACTGTCATCAATTTTTTTTATAGCCCATACAAGTTCTTTGCAAGGATGATTAAAATTCATACGCATACTTTTCATACCATCGGCATTGTTAGAAGAAGTTATATTATCAGTTCCTGTAAATTGTAATTGTTCAATTAAATATTCGTGGGATAATTGAGCAAATCTTCTGCGTTCATCAGTATCTAAGAATATATAATCGACCCATAATTTAGAGTCTACTAGACTTATGTTATTTGCGGTGTAATTACTGTTTTTTGTTATAGAATCATTAAAAGTTGTATTTTTAGTGTCTTTATCAAATAAGTTAGCGGCAGTTTCATATTCGATATTTATTTTAACTTCGTGATATTGTAGAGCAATTAAAGGAAGTGCTAGACCTACATTGCGACAAAACCAAAATTCTAAAGGAACATATAATTCATAAGATTCAGATCCATTTAATAGTGTGCAATTATTATCTTTATTTGCACCAACCATCTTATAATAACCTTCGCGTTTGCCAATAGGAAGAGATAACTCATTCCATATGTATAACCATTCAGAATAATGTTTATCTATACGTTGACCCCCAATTTCAAGTTCAATAGTTTTCAATAATTTTTGTCCAAAATTAGGAACTAATGCAACTTTATTAGCGGTACTAGTGGTATCTGAATTATTTTTTATTTTTCCGTAAAAGTAAATACGGTGTATTAAATCACCATTGCGGGTTAGTTGAAAAGTTGCGCGCGAACCTAGAGAAGTACCTCCTGTTGCTGTTTGTTCAATAGCTTCAATAGCGAAGTTAGTATGACGACGATAAACTACTTTGAAAAAGGTAATTTGAGGATTACCAGTTAAATAAACATCCTGAGCACCATAAGCTACTAATTGAAGAAGACCACCACCCATTTACGCTATATTCTTTATACTATTAGAGGAGAAAACGCTATATTCTTTATACTATTAGAGGAGAAAAAAAAAAGGGATATTATAGCAATTTAACAACGTATAAGATAATTAATATAATTTAATTAGAATACGCTAAACCTCCCATACCCGATAATATACGTAATACGTTATAATTAACAGCATATACATGAAGATTTTTAGAGAATCCATTATTGATATATCCTGGAGTCATATCTATATTAAGAACAGCAGTATCAATACGAGACATATTGAGAGTACCGCTCGGTTGATGTTCTTCAGGTTTTAGAGCGAATGAATACACATTAATACCAGGGTTTGAAGGTATATTTTCGTGATGTTGATAAGGTTGTATTAAATTGAAATAAGAACCAGGTCTTAATGAAAAGCGATCATTGCCATTTAATACAAGTTTAGCGGATACAACAGGGTTTGTTGAAGTAACTACGCTGGTTGCTGCATGTAATGTAGTAGCAGTTAATGTAGTATCAGTAGCATAAGTGTTTACTGTAGTAGAATAATTTACCCAATTATTATTTTTTGTATGTTGGTCTGATAAATGATAGTCGCAAGTAGAAACCCAGACTAATTCTTTGCACGGATGATTAAATGATAGTTTTGGTTTCATGCTTACGGCATTTACAGTTTCAGCACCAGTAAATTGTAATTGTTCTATTAAATATTCATGTGATAATTGAGCAAATCTTCTGCGTTCATCAGTATCTAAGAATATGTAATCGACCCATAAATTTACAGATGATAGTTCTTTTATAGCTGAAGTCGAACCTTGGCATTTAGTTTTTTCTTCGAATAAAATATTTATCTTAACTTCATGATATTGTAGAGCAATTAAAGGTAGCGCTAGACCTACATTGCGGCAAAACCAGAATTCTAAAGGTATATAGAGATTGGCATTTTGTAATCTGGCGATGGTATTATTAGAACCAACCATTTTTTTATAAGCTTCTTTTTTAGATTTAGGTAATGAAAGTTCATTCCATATATACATCCAGTGAGAATAATGTTTATCTATTTTTTGACCACCTATTTCAATTTCTACATAATTAATTAAGCGAAGACCGAAATAAGGACAAACCGTTTCAGCAGTAGTATCACCAGAAGTATAATCAATAATAGATAAATATACGCGATGTATTAAATCGCCATTTCTTGATATTTGACAAGTAACACGATTGCCGAAAGTAGGAGTTCCGTTAAAAGTTTGTTGAATTGCTTCAATAGCGAAGTTAGTATGACGACGATAAACTACTTTGAAAAAGGTAATTTGAGGATTACCGGTTAAATAAACATCCTGAGCACCATAAGCTACTAATTGAAGAAGACCACCACCCATTTACGCTATATTCTTTATACTATTAGAGGAGAAAAAAAAAAGGGAATTATATAACACATTTTATTATAACTAATTAGAATACGCTAAACCACCCATTCCAGATAATATACGTAATACATTGTAATTAACTGCGTATATATTAATACCAGTATAAGAATATTCTGTAGCTAAAGGCATACCTACACCGGTAGCAGAAAGATCTTGAACTTCAACCATTAAAGTAGCTGTGTCTATACGAGACATATTGAGAGTGCCACTTGGTTGATGGTCCTCTGGTTTAAGAGCAAACGAGTATACATTGATAGGATTATTAACGGGAACATTAGTATGATGTTGATAAGGTTGAACGTGTGTGAAGTAATAATTACTACTATATGATTGATTGCCACTATCTATTGAAAACGGCGCGGTATTGTCAACTATAGCAGATGTCGCTAGATTATAATCGTACCATCTTGCTTTTTTGTGTGTTCCAGAACTTTTTGCTACCCAGATTAATTCTTTGCAGGGATGATTGAAGTTTAATTTAATACGGTTACTTTTATTTACAAGAGATTCAGTACCAGTAAATTGAAGTTGTTCTATTAAATATTCATGAGATAATTGAGCAAATCTTCTACGTTCATCTGTATCTAAGAATATATAGTCTATCCATAATGAGGCGGAATTTATTTCAGGAAAGTTGAGCGCAGAAGCAGCGGCGGCGGTAGCAGAAACAGAGCTAGCTATTAAACAATTTACTTTTGTTTCAAATTCAATTTTTACTTTAACTTCGTGATATTGAAGAGCAATTAAAGGAAGTGCTAAACCTACATTACGGCAAAACCAGAATTCAAATGGTATATATAATGTAGTATTTTTATTAGTTGTTATATCTTTATCCGCTCCGACCATAGTATCATAAGCATATCTTTTGCCCATAGGTAAAGATAACTCGTTCCATATGTATAACCAATCGGAATAATGTTTATCTATTTGTTGACCACCAATTTCTACTACTACAGATTTTATTAAGCGTAGACCTAAGTAGTTAACATATGAATCAGTAGCAGCAGTGCTAGTTTTCTTGGGCACATCTACTTGTAAATACATGCGATTAATTAAATCGCCGTTGCGCGATATTTGACAGGTTATTGTGTTTCCATATCCAATATTTCCATTAAATGTCTGCTGTATAGCTTCCATAGCGAAGTTAGTATGACGACGATAAACTACTTTAAAAAAGGTAATTTGAGGATTACCAGTTAAATAAACATCCTGAGCACCATAAGCTACTAATTGAAGAAGACCACCACCCATTTACGCTATATTCTTTATACTATTAGAGGAGAAACAAAGAAAAAGGTCTCTGTTGATATAAATGAAACTTTTACATTAGATGCAATGCATAATAATATGATAAAGGATTTTGAAAAGAGCGATAAAGAAAAGTTGTATTACAAAAATAAACTAAAATTTTGCGAAGAGGAAAAAAATAATATATTAAATATTATTAAAAATAGTACAGATAAAGATATAAATAGTAAATTATGGTTTAGTAATATAGAACTAAGCGAAGAAATATTAGATATAAAATCAAGATTAAATGAGTTAAATAAATTAGATGAAATAGAATATTATAAAAATACAAGTGATATATTATTTCAATATTATGATACTGTAAACAAACAGTCAGATATTAATCAAAATTTAAATTATTTAAAAGATGTAAATACTAAATCAAAAATATATAAGAAGGATAATAATAAAAAAAAGAAAGGTATTAACATTAATACAATCAATGTTTTGGAAGCATTAAATAATATAAATAATAAAAAACAAATTGAAGAAAAAACTTTAGATAACGAAAAAAACAATAGTTGCGAATATAATACCGGCGATAGAATTATTAGTAATTATAATAATAGTTATAATAATGATAATGATGATAATAGTTTTTATGAGAAGGGATTCATTGATAATGATACCGATAAGGATAAAACAGAAGCTCTACAAGATAAAAGTTCTTTAGTAGATAAATATATGGCGATAATAAATAATAAATATATCAGAACAGTTGAAGAAGAAAATATAGAAATTTGCAAGGTTTGTAAAAATAGTATGACATGTCTTCAATATGACGCAATAATCGTTTGTAATTTTTGCGGATATCAAGAATTATTATTAGTAGAGCAAAATAGACCTATATTAAAACAAAATACAAAGGATACTTCTCACTTTTGTTATAAAAGAATAAATCATTTTAGAGAATGGTGTAACCAAGTACAAGGAAAAGAAAGTACCGATATTCCAGATGAAATTTTTGAAAAAATTTTAATAGAGATTAAGAAGGAAAAGATTACAGATTTAAAGAAGATAACATATTTAAAAATGAGAGATATCCTAAAAAGACTGAGAATAAATAAATATTATGAACATATTAATTATATTATAAATAGAATTAACGGAATACCTACACCGCAATTTAGTCCAGAATTAGAAGATAAGTTGTGCAGTATGTTTAGAAGTATTCAAGCCCCCTTTTTAAAACATTGTCCTAAAGATAGGAAAAACTTTCTTTCATATAGTTATGTTTTATACAAATTCTTTCAAATATTAGGATTAAATGGGTATTTAAAGTATTTTCCATTATTAAAAAGTAGAGAGAAATTATATATTCAAGACCAAATATGGAAGAAGATTTGTATAGATTTAAATTATAAAATAATACCTTCCTTATAATTTACTAATATTAAAATGAGTACATAATTTTATTTTTCTTAAACTTTTATAAACTTTTATAAATTTCTAAATATTTTTTAATTATGTACTCATTTTTCACATATTACTTAAACCCAAATTATAGGTATTATTAATATAGGTATAATTTGTAGATAAATCAACCACATATAATATAATTGCAATTATAATTGTTAATGTTAATATTTTAATAGGTTCGAAACTTTTAGATCTAATAAATAAAGCGATGATAGATACTATAAAACTTAGTAATATATAATATAATAAAACTTTTATATAATCAAGACTCATTATTCTACCATATTAAAATATTTTAATATAAAAACATATAAGATTAAATATCTTAATATATATTAAGAATAAACAATATGACTGATGTGCAGAATCCAACACATGTATCCACAAAAGAGGTAGATTATTTAGACGAAGATAAACCCATTAGAGGGCAAAATTTTGTTCTAGTTTCTTTTATTAGTCCTGAAGATGTTATTGTAAATAAAGAAGCCTATATCTTTACCAAATTTACTGAAAAATTCAGCGGAGATATGAAAAATCTTCTAGAAAGTATTAAAGAAAAATATCCAGATCAAAAAGATATGGTTAATACTATCATTGAAAATAATAATTACCTATTTAATCACGTAGAAATGAATGAGCAATTAAATTTTTTCAAATCAGTTAATAGCGAAGAATTAGAAAAGAATTATCATATTGATAATAACTTTATTACTTCTATTCGCGGAATTAAAGTAAGAGGTACTTTTGATACTATTGAAGAAGCAAAAAATCGTTGTGAATTTTTGAAGAAAATTGATAATAAATTTAATATTTATATTGCTCAGGTAGGTTGTTGGTGTCCTTGGTCTCCTAACCCAGAATGTCTTGAAAATCAAGAATATGCAGAAACTCAACTTAATACTCTAATGAAAGAGTATAAGAAAAATATGGACAATCGCGATGTAGTTTTTGAAAGCAGAAAACAAACAATTGCTTCAAATGCTGCTCCTGTTGGAACTACTAGTGAAAATATTAATGAAGAAGTAGATAATGTAGAACTAAGCGAAATAAAAGAAGAACTTGAAAAAGTTGATGCATGGAATCAAAGACATGTTGATTAGAATTATTTATATTTTTATTATTTTATAGATATTGGCGTTTATGTTTGTTGTTTTTTTGACTTATATTTTATTTCAATATATTTTTCAACAGTTTTAATTAAACTCTTTATTTTATTATTATAAAGAGAATTATTAATTCTGTGCGCACCACTATTATCGTTTATATTATAAATTACAATATTATTGGAAATTACTATACAACAAATATTTTTTAATCTAGGATTAAAGCTATCTTTTAGTATTTTCTCAATAATTTCATTTTTTTTAGAAGACGCGCTATGTATATAAGAATTATATTTGTTTTCAAATGAAATTATACTGCTACTATTAATAAATTTATCTAAAAAATCTTTTATAGTACTTATATAATTATCAGCTATTTTAACAGGAACAATTTTGTTAGTATCTTTATCTATAAAAACTATATATTTATCTTCCATAGTTTAATTATATA